GTAATTGCACCATCGTGTCATTAACAGACATCCACAACTTGGACATTTCATTATTATTCACCTAAATCCATGATTACATCTGAGTCACTTAGTACTGTTTTAGGAAGCTCGCCATTCCACTTTTCGTAATACTTATATTTAACAAGGTTAGGATATCTTTCTAACTGCTCTCCTACTCTTTGAAGAATAGTTGCTTCTTTCTCGCCTTGATACAAGCTACTATCAGCAGATATTTTAGCCACTTCTGCATCAGCCTGTGCTGCAATAATGCTTGCATCCGCATCAGCTTGTGCCTGTACTACTTGTCTTTCAGCAGCAGCTTTAGCTTCTAATGTCTGCTGTGCTTGTTCCGTCTGAGCCTTAAGCTTATTTTGTTCTGCAACCTGCTTCGCTTCTACAGCATTAGTAAATGCATCTGTAAAATCAATGTTTTCAATAGAAGTTGCTGTAATCTGAATATTCTGAGTTTCAAGATTTTCTACTAAAATACCTTCAATCTCTTTTGAAAGAGAAGACCTTGATGCTATCAAGTCTTCAGCTGTGTATTTAGCAAACACTGACTTAACAGCTTCAAGTGTTTTCGGCATCACAATCTTGTCGAAATATTCAGTACCAATTGTCCTATAAATCTCTTGGGCATTAGCTTTATTTATCTGATAATTAACTGTATAAACAACATTCACTTCCTGTATATCCGAGCTGAAACATGCCATATCAATTGACTGCTTCTGAGTACGATTATCCATATTAATAACCTTTTTCCAAGGACTCATGAAGTGAACACCAGCATCGAGCGTCACATTCTCAATCTTTCCAAAAGTCGTTACAATGCCGGTGCTACCTGTTGGTACTGTTTTAATGCATCCGAGAAGCATTACTATAGCTCCAATAATTATAGGGATAGCTATCTTAGCGCTAAATTCACCTTCCTCAAAAATAACAATTCCAACAACACCACCAATCGCTACTAAAATACCTAAAATAAACAATATCATTTTTTATTTCCCTCCTTTGAAGATTGTTTAAAATTCAATATCAGAGTCACTATCATCAGTAAGCAATGATAAATCATTTGCATCAGGCTGTGCATTTCCGAAAGATATAGAAGGAGCAGATATTTGAGGAGAAGGTCCTGTTGAAGGTGCACTCACATCTGAATCATCTCCTGGAATATATTGTACTTGTCCTGTATTAATATCCCATGCATATGAAAATACTTGATTACTATTCGATGCATTTCTAGATTTGAGCATTCCGATATCTAAAACATGACGTTCGAACACTTGTCGCAATCCAAATACTTGAGTAGCAATTCGACAAGGCTGATCAGAATCTTCTGCATTGTATAGAGTAGGCAAGCTGTCACCTTTGTCATCTTTGCTCTTAGTTTCTCTGTTAGCTTGCATAATAAGTACAACTGCACATCCATATTTTTTACTTAGACGAAATAGACCTTGAGCGATGTTTTTGTACTTATCTTGAACTCTGCTAGATCTCTGGTCATCATTCATATAAGAAATTCCATCAATAATAAGTAATTTGATGCCATTTTTCTTGATAAATGGATCTAAAGTTCTTACTGATACACCGTCTGGAAAATCTTTATCTTCAATTATAAAAGCAGATGTTTCTTCCCTTGCAAGACTCTTTATATAGCTGTAATATTCTTGAGAATAATCACCTCGATAGAGTTTATTATTTTCGAAATGTCCTCTCCAAGTATCAAACCTAGTACCTAAGTAAGCTGCTTGCATCTCAGGAGAATAATATGCAACAGGAAATCCATGTTTTTGTGAAGATTCCATCATCTTTGCACACGTCCAAGATTTTCCAGAACCGAGACGAGCAATAATGACTACTAACTCCTCTACTGTACTCAGTCCTCCATACATTGCTCTATCTAATTCATCAAAACCAGTTGGAATTCTTTCTTGTTTAGCATATTCTTGTATCTGCTTAGCACGTTTGTCACTGTCTTTGACAATATTCATAGGTTGGTTATCTTCAAGCATTGATGCTTCTTCGCATCTTGCTGAAAGATAAGCCCATGCATCATTTACATCACCATCTCCTAAATCTTTGATCTTATTAAAAGTAGCAAGTAATAGAAGATGGCGCCTATATTCTTTAAGTTTGGCTTGAAGATACTCAAGTGGTTCCGGTACAGCTACAATATTAAATTCATTGAATTGAGCAAGAAAATCAAACTGACTAGGAATAACTCCATAAGTATTTCTTTGATTATGTATATATTCAATTTCTTGTATATATGCTGAAAAATAGAGATCTGGAGGATAAGACATTAATGTGTCTACTACTTCAGAATCAGAAGGGGAAGTGAGTATCTTAGAAATAACTTGAACTTCGATAGCTTGAATCACAGTGTCTCACCTACTTTCTGCTTAGTGAGAATAGAAGTCAATTTTGCAAAGAATTGACCATCTCCTACAAGCGAAGTAATAGGTGGAGCAACTACTATTGTCGATTTATCTAGACTGACTCTTGACTGCAATAATGACAACAGTGTTTGACTTTGAAAATCTTTAAAATTGATAAAATCTAAATTAGAAATTATCAAGACTCTAGCATTAGAGACCCATATTTTAAGCTGCGATAGTTTATCAGAACTATCATCACCAAATGACCAGCTACCTTGAAGTGTTTCTAGATACTGATTAAATCTGAGATTGTAAACAGTGCAATGTAGTTGACTACCTCTCCAGTTTTCGCATATTGCACAGTATGTAAGTGCATCAGCAGCTAGATTAGTGAAATCTCCATTACCGACAACAGCGCAAGTCGTCTTTCCTGCCGATTCAAAAAGCACTTTTGAATACTTTCTAAGATCGCTATCTGACATCTTAAATACAGGGCTAGTCATCTTGATATCATTTCGTTCAAGTAGATATGAAGTTTGTGCAAGTATAGGGCAAGAAGTGTTACACATTTCGTCTTCTATACAATGCCCAGTAAATATGCAATTATACACTTCTTTCAATCCTCCTCAAGATAGGATTTCTTGATTGTTTGTAATGAATTCTAGCCGTAACGCACTGTTTAACGATTGAAAGAGTATCTGTATAACCTCTTTCAGAATATTTAGTATGAGGCATGAAAAGAGTTAAGAACGGCTCAAGCCCTCCCACTATATTATACTTGTGCTTGATACCCGATTCCTTTTCAAGCAGATATCGTCTGATAACATACTCTTTGACAAATTCACTGTCCCTAGGCATTAATTTCGCTTCAGGCAGTGCATCCCATATTTCAGTTGTAGGTATGAGTTCACCATCTATTTCGATAGTATGAAAGAAAGGCTGTAATCCTTGATCAGTCAGCTTCTTTATCTTGAATAAATGAGGATACTTTATGATATTATCTTTAACTTGTTCTGAAGAAAACCCTTCAATAGGAATTATACAACCTAGTTCAGGATCACATTCCATATTCTCATATTCAAAATACATATTCTGAGCTCGTGTATGTATGATATGATTAGGATAGAGTCGCATGAATTCTGCTGTGGTCATTTTAGTTGGATCAGTTGTAACAGAAATATCATTTTGTGTCTGAGGTATTTCAGGTAACGTAGTATATATAACAAGTTCATCTCCATTAACATTTGCAGACATCCATACTTTAGAGACATCAAATCGGAGACAGCGTGGAGGTTGTATGTACAAATCTGATTTGGGTGTAGGTATAGAACGATCTGTATTTTCTACCTTTTGCTGCTCCTTGATTTGATGCAAAGGTCGATTGACGACCAAGGGTGAATTTTGTTGTTTTGCAGAAGATTGAACAGCTTGTTTAGCTTCTTCGCTAATTCTACTCTTTATTTCAGCTACTACTCGAGACTCAACTTTCTCGTTTGAATCAATATCATCTGAAGTATCAACAGGATGCACATCCCATTCTATAGCATCTACAGTTAAATAGAATCCATTAAGCGAACCTTCAACAACATCTATATCTATATCAGGCATCGTAGTTAATGGATCAGTAGACATCCATGAATAAGCAGGTAGCTCATCTTGCATGATGCAATAAGTAAGTCTGTTTAATGCATCAACTACAGTTTGCCTATACTTTTTTGTATCTTTATAATGTTCACATACATAAACAATTACTGCCGAATGTATTTCGCATTGTTTAGCCCTGAAAGAACGAGGTATCGCATATTTTTCAGGAATATCTGTAAACTTTATTCTGTTTGTAGTAGAATATATTCTTGACATTTAGCTTACTTCCTCGTACTTTGTTGGATCAAATGATGATGTTACAGTTAATTTAGGACACTTGTGCAATATAGTTTCTAGTTGTAATTCTTTATCGCTTACTTCAAAAGTATTCTTGTAAAGCTCTTCAATGGAATGAATACTATGCACATAGAACGATTCATCATAAAGTGCAGGTTTTAATATTTTTTCTAATACAACTGCTTCTTGTGTGTAACAACTACTATCTGTCTGCTTTATCTGCATGACACTGTATGGAAGAGCCCAGGTAGGATCTTTTGGAGTGTTTAAAGTATCTATCCAAGTATGCATATCTGAAAGAAACGCAGGAAACATTGCTTGATGTATAGAATTTCCTGCTGCAATCATCAAAAGATCAACCCATTCACATATCTTATTAGCTTTAAAGTAAAATTTCGGATTTCTCTTTCCATTCGGCGGAGTAAATCTCGCTTGATACCAAGCATTAAGAAGCTGTGTGAATTGGTTAACTTGTATTATTCCACTTGAACATCCTATTGTATCAGCACAATTTTGCAACTTATTAGAATAGGTGCTGACAATAAACTTAGGAGAATAATAAGAATTATTTTGAGATTGTTCTTTAGAATCGAGTAAAAGTGTATCGCTTAGATCACTATCGTCTGCGATAGAAAATTCAGAAAGACTTTCAGAAACATATTCATTGCACTTGATAATAGGATTAGCAACATCTATAGTTGTATCACCTACTATTTCATCAAGCATAGAAAGACAATCTTCAAGTTCTACAGAAACTCTTGCAAGACGTTGTTTTGAAACACTATAAAGACGAAGACCTTTGAATTCTTCAATTTGAGATTTTAACCTGACTACA